GTTAATACAAGTACTTTAAACGCGTCTTAATCGAGAAATAAAGCGCGGCTACGCGTGCGCGCGTAAAGCCTGGTTGCACAATGTGCGATTGTGGCATGGCGTTTTGTATGGTGCTGTTGCCGTCGCTAATGCACCACTTAATCAGCATTTTCACTAGGCTATTTTGCTGCTATTTTTGCCGTTATGGATAGCCAGCGCATTATGCGCCTAGCAGCAGCCCGCCGATACACTTCGCCGTCTTAACATATATAGATGTACCCTCTCCGAGTGCTGAGTTTTGCACAGTACCTTCGTACCTTCGCCATAGTGGGTGACATTGTCACTATGCCTGTCACTCTGTGTCACTTAGCAAGTGTTTACTTAACAGTTTGAGTGACACATTTTCCTGGAGAGTGACATCTTTTTGAGATGGATGTCACTCGTTGTCACTCACTTGTCACTCATTTGTCAACTCAGAAATCAGCTGCTTCCCTCGCGTGCGCATAGCGCGTGCGTAGTACTGCTTGGTTAAGCTAGTTAAGCTTAGTTAAGCATTACCAAGCTAATAATGCTTGTAATGCTTTTAACCTCTTTTCTTAAAAATGTTTTTCTCCTTTTGCTGTATATTGTTTTCCATGTCGAAAAATTTAATTCCGAATGGGTCTTTCCATTGAAATCCCAGCGCAGTGTAAAAGCTCGTAGTCCAGCGGAGAAATTTCGGGACATTGTCCTCAAGGGCTATCCCGAATGGCCTTCCTGGTCGCGAAAGTTACGTCGGATATTTGTCTCTCTCCCCTCTTACGGTGTCGGAGAGGACGCTCTGCGATGTATGTGTGAGGATTACGAGTGGGATCTTGATTCGACGATAAGCCTTGTAAACCGTACTAAGAGTTTCAAGAAGGCGGTAAACGAGTACGTGCAGAACAACTACGAGTACCGTATTGTCGAAAACATCGGTAGGTCAGGTAAGGTGTCGTTAAGGTTCCAGGTCCGGTGGTCTGTGCTGCAGCAGATGTACATGCTCGAGTCGGGCATCACTTCGTTCATCAAGGCAGAGACAGGCAAGGTGTCGATCGCAGAAAACAAGTTGATAGAAAAAACTGGTCTTCTCGAGATAGAACCGCTCGTCCTTATGAATAAATCAAAGAAGGAAGCCTCCCAGGCAACAGTCGATATCTCTGGTGAATCCAGTCTGTACGAGCTGGAATCCAGTTTGAACGGGGCATAAATGGCTTATCAATACACGCCATCACCGTGGCAGAAGACATTTCACAACTCAACTGCCCGTATCAAGGTCATATGGGCAGGAAGACGCGCTGGAAAAGGTAGGGCTGTCCTTACAGAGCTTATGCGAGCAATAACACTCGCCTCTAAAAGTCCGTTTCTCGCAGATAAAGACATGGCTAAAGCTGCAGGGCTAAAAGTAGGCTACGACCTTACCCACACCCTGGAGCCAGCTATCCATATCTGGGTTGTTGCCCCCAACTTTGCTCAAAGCAGGCAGGCATGGAACGAGTTGAAGCAGTTCATACCCGAGTCAATGGTGGTAAGAAGGAAGAAAACCCAGGGAGGTGGCAGAGGTGACGGCTGGAAGGAAGACGAAAGAGCCGTATGGCTGAACCTCAAGTCGCCCGGACTTGTAAGGCGGGATGTCTACATGGAGATAAAATCCGCGGACGATCCCGAGTCGCTTCAGACTGCTGGCCCCGACTTTATCTGGATAACCGAGTCCCAGGACATCAAGGAAGCTGCCTGGAACAAGCTTCGACCAATGTTGAACTCTTCCGGCAGGCTCGGAAGGGGATGTATCGAGGGCATACCGCCCTTCGCGCGAAACCACTGGTTCTCAAAACTGTTCAAGTGGTCACAGGAAAATCCCACAGAGGATTACGAGGCGTTTCATGCCACTAGCTTCGACAATGTTTTCCTTTCAGAAAAACAAAAGCAGGCAATACGAGATGAAAAGTCCACCATGCCGGAACCCGTATGGGAACGCATGTACCTCGCGAAACAACCCGACGGCGGTGGAGGGTTCTTCCGACCGAGCAAGATAGAACTCGCAGGTAAAAGCCAGGAGATGCTCTACCCTGACGAGAGCCGAAGGCATGTCGCAGGACTCGACCTCGGTAAGAAACAGGACTACACGGTATTCATAATCAAGGACGCAAGGACAAGGGAGTCCCTACACGCAATCGAGATGTCCGGCAGCGACTGGGTAAGCCAGATCGACACGATTGCAGCTGAGATCAACAGGTGGAAAGTCGGAGATATCCGCGTTGACTCCACTGGACTCGGAGATGTCGTGTTTGACCACCTCCTAAACGCCGGTTTACCCGTAAATCCCTTCAAATTCAGCGCACAGAGCAAATATCAACTCTTTCAGAACTATTACATTGCGCTCGAGAACGAAACGGTATATTTCCCAGCCAGTTGGTCAACTCTCAAGAAGCAATTAGAGGATATTAGCATTCGCCCGTCCGGGAACGGTTCCTACTTGTTTTACAACGAGACAGGAGAACACGATGACTGGGTAGATGCAGAATTATTAGCCTTGATGGCATGTGACCCTCCGGGTTACGATAAAGGCGAGTATGATTATCTTCGTCCGATACGGCGTATGAATCCGATACGCCCTCGGCCTGCTGCAAGACCGACAAGGTTTCTTTCCAGGCTGCGGGAACAAAAAAGCAAAGAACGTATGAAATATCTCGAAGAGGCTGATCTGGTTACGTCAGATTCAAGATAACGATATGTTAGGAACAAGATGGTCTTAGAATTTGCAATAGACCCAACCGCTGTTATCGACATGGAGGCAGCAAATCCTGTCGATGAACCTGAACTGACCATGCACTGGATCAGGGAAAAGACTGCTGAGACAAATGATCTTTTCCAAAAGTTCCGAAGTCAGTGCGAGCAACTTGATGAGTTCTTCCTGAACGACTTTGAGTTCAGCGTCCCAGACAGCGGGACGATGATACGGCTGGGAACAGCACAGTCAGTTATAAATACCCTCGTTGCACACGTAAGTCCGCAATTCCTCGATATATCAGTACCACCCCCAGGCCCAAGAGGTCAGGCCCGTGCCGAGACAATGGAGAAATTCCTAACCGGCGCACATCACATGGTCGAACACAGGAGTCCCGTCTACCGCGAACTTACCAAGCAGGCAGGGCTTTACGGGATTGCATGGGAGAAAGTTGAATTTATCGCGAATGAATGGAGCGACTTCCCGGAACCTCCACCGCATGACGAGGATGCCACCAGCGAATACAGGGACAACGTCAGGGAAGTCATAGAAAAACGTTCTATCTCATGGCCCATAAAATCCGTTGCTGTAAATCCGCAAAACGTTATATGGGATATGAATAACGGAACGCTCCCTAGATGGGTTATATACGAGTACGAAGTAGATGCCGAATGGGTACAGGCTCACTTCCCCGAATGGGGCAACCAGAAAAAAGGCTACGTGACGTTCCAGGAAGTATGGACGCATTCCCAGGTCGCATATGTCGCTGATAAACAATGGGTACTCGAGCCAAGACGGCATGGATACGGAAGACTGCCGTGGATTATGTACTGGCCCCAGATGGGACTCGACACGGGTAACTCCGAACCGGAGAACCTGTACATGGGATTGTTGAACGGCTCGCTTGACATGCTTCGGGCGCAAAGTCAGCTGGCATCCCACTACATCGATATCGTAAGCAAGTCAGCATGGCCCACCCTCGAGTTCACCGGTCCTCCCGGCATTACCGAGGAAGTCCAGTCAATGTGGGATGACACTCCGGGTGCAAAGAACGTAAAGCCACCACAGGTACAGGTCGGTATATCAGATGTTCCTAAACCTCCTTCGGAAATCGGGATCGCAAAGGAATTCCTCGACGAGGCGATCGAGGCAAATACAGTTCCTGCTGTTGCAAGGGGGCAACGCCCTACCGGCGCAGCATCCGGCTATCACACTGCAGTTCTTGCAGGAATCGCATCTCTAAACTTTGGAGCCGTAAAAGACGCAATGGAAAGAGGTCTTCAGGAAAAGGGAGAGCTTATTCTCAGGATTGTTGAACACGTAATCGATGACAGGGTGTCCGTGTTCGGAAAGACAGAAGCGGGTGTCCTCGATGCAGTTATCAAGCCTTCCGATATCAAGGGGCATTACGTCAACATTGTTCGTATTAATTCTGTTAGCCCGGAAGAGCAGGAACGAAGGCTCAACCTCTGGTCTAACCTCTGGAGGGCAGGATATGTTGATCTCGACACTGCTCTCAGGAAAGGTGGGGTAAGCAATCCGCTTGAAGTTCGCTCGAAGATCCTCGAGGAGCAGTTCATCAACTCGCCGGGCATACAGGAACAGCTTCAGGCTGCTGCAGCCGCGCGAATACCGACGATACAGAATATCCTCGAGGCAGCACAACAGCAGGGTAGTCCGCAACTACCTACACCCGAAGAGACAGCGCAAAATATTTTAAACACCCAGGGAGCGCAACAGTTGCCTAATGCAGGTAACTTCCAGCAGGGCAACCAGGCTGGAACCAGACCGCAGGCTCCCGGAACGGGAATACCCGCTACGACCAGGCCAGTCATTCCGGGATCAGTAGATGAAATGAGGCAGACTGCTGCTGCAATAGCAGGCCCACGTTCAGGCAATGTCAGGGTTCCTGGAGCAGATATATCTCCGGGGGCAAGAGGTTAATCATGGCTAAAGCAATGCACCCGCTGGAACTAGCATTTACAAAATTTGACGATACTGCAGCGCGAATGTTCAAGCGAATCGAGGGAAGCTTCAAGGATCTCTCCGAGATCCCAGAGGTGAAGCAGCCTAAAAAGCGAACTAAGAAAACGATCTACGGTCAGCAACCGCAGACTCCTTTTGGAGGTATTTAAATGGGATTATTTGGATGGGGCGATGACACACGGATGATGTTAGATGTTCCAGAGAATCTCGCTCCGAGATTGGGACTTCCCAAAGGTCAGAATAAAGTCAACATTATTATTCCCAATGGCAAGGGAAAAGATGATAGCTATGCGGAGAATTACATCGTAAAAGAAGTGTTGATGAAATATGGGGTTGCGTTCCAGAATGCCAAGAATATTGTGGGTGCTGGCAGTAAGAAAAAGCCTTATAAAATCCTCACGGATAGTAGCGATGCCGGATGGAAAGATTTTCGATTAGATGAGTCTGCCGAAGAGGTTGCCGAAAAGCGAGGCAGAACAGGGCAGCTCCGGGGAATTGATGTTGCCACAGGAGCTGAATACGGGCAACAAGCCCCTAGAACGGCTAGTCCGGGAACTATTACCCCATTTGAAATGGGTACTCGTACAGGGGAGCAGGTTGTTGGGGATCAGGTTGCTGATCCGTTTAGTACTGCCGTTGTAGGGGATGAATCTAAATCTGTTGCAGATGCCATTGCAGATATGGAAGTGGAGCGGAAAAGGCAGGCTAGTGCTGCAGCGCAGGAAGAAGCTGAAAGAAAAGCTTGGGAACTAAGAATGGAGCAGGAGCGGGAAGCTGCTGCAGAAGCTGACCGTCTTGCAAGGACGCAAGCGCAGATTGAAGCAGAACAAGCAGCAGCTCGCCTGGAAGAAATACAGAATGATCCGAGATTCGCTGCGGAAGAAGGTCTTGGTGGAGAGCGAATGATCGATCCGCTAACCGGACAAGAGCGGGAATCCGCAGTTGGAGGTCAGGTAACGGACAGAGGTGTTATAGGAACTCAGGCTCAGACTTTAGCCGAAGTTCTTAATGCTCAACGAGAGGCTGACCGTGCTGCTTTAGAGGGACTTGGAGAGGTCACACCGTTTGAAGATAATACCGGGATTCGAGAAATGCTCAATATCTTCAACCAAGATCCTGAACGATATTACACAACCGAAACGATCATAGGCCCGGATGGTCAAGCAATAACTCAGCAGGTTCTCTCCCCAGTAGCGCAGGCTGCTTTGCAGGCGTTCAGCACCCAGCGGGGTGCAGAGGCTATGGAAACCGGCGCAAGGTTCGGTGCGGGTACACCGTTCGGTGTAATTGCCGGGATGGGTGGTAAAACAGCAGCAGCGGACGCAAAAGGTCTTGCAGAGCAACAGGCATATTCAGGTATTACCAGCCCGTTTGCAGCATTGCAGACAGGAAGTGACATCGACCAGATAAGCCAGATTCTCAGGGGTGGGCTTTCAGCACAGCAGCAATCTGATCTTGCAGGATTACAAGCGCGTGGTGGGTTAGGCGTAGAAGACCAGTTCGCGCTGGCAGGTATGCAGGCAAGAGGTGGCTTAACCCCACAACAGATGCAAGCGTTAGCCGGACTTCAGGCAAGGGGCGGTCTTACTCCCGAACAGCGATACGCAGAACAGCGACTCGCAATGATGCCAAGCCTTTTGCAGATGTCACCGCAATCACTCGGTGGTTTTGCAGAGGTGTTCGGAGGAGGGGATATAAAAGCTGGAAAACAGGCTTTACAGGGCTATCTATCACCGTTCTTTACGCAGCCGGACTTTGCAGCACAGGGAGCAGCACCCGCTGTTGACTGGGGAGCGCAACAGGCACTAACTCGACCTGCTCCTGCTACCGGAACACCAATGGAACCTTTTCAAGATCCTACAGAATGGGGAACTGGTGGCGTACCGGTTTCTGCAGGTAGAGGTGGCGGTGTACCTATATCTGCGAGTAGAGGTGGAGGCGTACCTATCTCGGCAACAGCCGGGGGGAATGTACCTATTGCAGGAGGCGGGACGCAGCCTCCGGTGACAAGGCAGACTCTCGGAGGATTCCAAAGGGCAACCCCGTTTGCAAGAGGTGGGACAGAGGCAAGGGCAGCAATAGCCGGTAAAGACCTTGAAGATTACCTTGGAGAAGTAACGCCGTTTGGAGGCGTAACAAGGCGTGGTGGTTTTGGTTCCAGCGTATCTGACAGGTTTACCTACTAACATGGTTAGCCCTTTTTCTACCCAGAACCCCTTCGAGAGCCAAACTGAGTCGTTCCTTCAACGCTTGGAGCGAGAGAGGCTGCAACGCCAGGCTAATATGCTTCGCGCTGTTCAGGCTCGTCAACGGGTACGGAAAGAACAACAGGAAGAGCAGCAGAAGCTGTCAGAACAGGCTCTCGTCCAGCAATACGCTCAGACAATGCAGCCACAGCAGGTTCAGCCGGGGCAGGAATATGTTCCCGAACCAACCCCATCTCCTCCTGCAATAGTAAAAGGCATTGATGTACGTCCTGAAGATGAGCGCGAAGAGCCGTTCAGGTTTACAGAGGGATTTGCACCCGGTATCCGGTCGAATATTTCAAATGCAGCAATAACAGCCCTAGGTGCAATAGAGCCGGGAATAAACACGGCTATAGGAGTTGGTGCAAGGCTTTTGCCTGGGGATCAGGAATTCGACAAGCAGTTCCGTAACGTGATGGAAGAACGTGCTGAACAGGGCAAGGGTGCAGGGATAAGGCAGTTCTTTGCAGCAGGGACAGAAGCAGCACGACGCGCCCAACCTACACAGCAGGGTGCAGAGATTTTCGCTTCGTGGACTATGCCGTGGCTGGATATGCTGGGTAATGCTGGAATTCCACAGGAAACTCTTGACCAATTCCAAGAACTCAGGGAACAGTATTTCGAGGAGGAGACAGGAGAAAAATGGGATGACACCGGCTTCTTCCGAAATGCTACTGCCGACATTCGCGCTTCTCGCCGTGCCTACAAGGACATAGACCTACCGAAATATTACAAGGGTACGATGGAGATCGCCTTAGATCCGCTCAACCTTATTCCAGGCGCAGGTTGGGTAAACGACGCGAAAGCTGTAACCAAGATCGCGACATTATCAGCGAAGGGAGTGATGAATGCTCCCCAGGCAATTGCCAATCTTCCTAATGTGCCAGCAGGGTTAAAAGCAAGATGGAACACCTTAAACAGTGTCCCGGCTGAAGAACTGACGATAGATGCAATAAAGGCAAAAGCGGATGCCGGTAAAGAAATAATAGATCACACTGACATCGCCCTTTTACAAAGAGAGTTCCAGCGACAATCACTTGCAGGTTCTGCAAGGGTAGCAGCCAGAAGGACGGCAATTGCAGAACAGAAAACACGC